TCACGTCGAAGGCAACAACACTTTAGGCCCGGGTGGGGCCAATACCACCCAACCAGGGGCGCGACTGGCCAACGCGCACAACTTTCCAAACCATGAACCTATCCAACCTCATCTCGGCCCTGATCATCGTAGAGTCCTCCGGCAACGATCAGGCCATCGGCGACAACGGACGCGCCCTTGGCCCCCTGCAGATCCACCGCGGTGTGGTGCAGGATGTGAACCGGATCACCGGGTCGCATTACCGATGGGAGGACATGACCAACCGGGTGCAGGCCCGTGCAGTCTGCGAGGCTTACCTGAAGCACTACGGGAAGAACTGCACGACTGAACAGCTCGCCCGCAAGTGGAACGGTGGCGGTCCTGCAGGCGACCGCAAATCTGCCACTGAGGCCTACTGGGCCAAGGTGAAGAAGCAACTGAAATGACCAAACCAAAAACCATCAACGTGACCCCCACCACACATAAGGCCCTGCGGGACTACTGCCTCGCCTACGGCCTCAAAATGCAAGCAGTAGCCGACAAGGCCATTATGACATGGATCAGAAAGGCGGCAAAGTGAAACGAATCTTATCAATCGACCCAGGCCTGTCCGGCGGCCTGGCGCACTACGGACCCAGCGGTATAACGCTGGACGCCATGCCTGCCACCGACGCCGATGTGTGCGACCTGGTAATCAGCAGGCTGCATATCTCAGACGTGGTCTACATCGAGAAGGTGGGCGGCTATGTGGGCGGCAAGGGCGCTCCCGGGTCTGCCATGTTCAACTTCGGGCGCAATGTGGGTTTCCTGCATGGCCTGATCAGCAGCCGGAAGATCCGCACCATCGAGGTGCCGCCGCAGACGTGGCAGAAGACCATTCAGGCAGGCACCAAGGCCACGCACGGCGACCGCTGGAAAGCGCACCTGAAGCAGATTGCGCAGCAACGGCAGCCCAAACTGCACATCACACTGAAGACCGCAGACGCCGTGCTAATCCTGGAGCACGCAATGATTGCGGAGGGCCTAAAGTGATCACCAAGAAGACCATCACCACCGCCGTGGCCGCGGGCTGGATCTCATTCCAGGAGCCGAAGGAGCGGAAGCTGTCGAGAAACTGGGCGCAACCTATTGAGGCCTTTGACGGCGAGTTGGCCTACCGGATGTGGGACAACGGCGCCGACACCAACACCATAGCCCGGGCTATCGGATGCAAGCGCAGGTTCGTGGCTCAGATCATCAAACAACACAAACAATGAAACCAAAACCCAAACGACCGACCGCTAAGATGTTTGTCGTGTCAGACGACACGCACAAGCGACTCAAAGAATACGCACAAAAGAAAGGCTACAAACTACAATACGTAGCAGATGAAGCAATCAGTGAATATCTAAAGAGACAGGAATCGAAATGAATAAAGAACAAACCAAAGAGGCCATCCGCGTCATGCAAGCGTTTGTGGATGGGAAGGGAGTGGTATCAATGCGTACACCTAATGTGACAGCAGATGATCCGTATTGGAACTGGAATGACGACACAGAAATGTACCGCATCAAGCCCACCCCTGTCATCCGCCCGTGGACTGCGGATGAGGTGCCGCTGGGTGCGTGGATAAGGAAGAAGCAGTATGTATCAAGCCGAGGGGTGGTAATTTACACAGGGGATGAACTTTGCCGACAAGCTTGGTTGGAATACAGCGAACACTCCACCGACAACGGCAAAACGTGGAAGGAGTGCGGGGTGATGGAGGAATCGAAATGAGCAACCAACCAAACCCCAACGTATTTTTCCGAGGTAAGGACATGGGAATCGGAAACTTTCCAATAAAAGGAGGAACAATCAACGACGGAGGACCGGCGTTTCCGATGCCGCCTGTAGGCACCGGAGATCCGCGAGATGGAATGACCTGTGGAAGCTGCGGTATGACACTTCGCGACTACTTCGCTGCGGCGGCGTTGCAGGGTAATATAGCTCATCCTGAAGTAACTGGAAATCGTGATGATATCGCAATGGATGCGTACAAGTACGCCGACGCAATGCTCAAAGCGAGGAGGGAGAAATGACAAAAAAAGAACAACGAGTAGCTATCGCAGAAGCGTGTGGGTGGACAGCAACAGTTGATGATGATCAGTTCTGGAGAGCAACAAGAGCAGACGGCTCAATGACCAGTGATCTTTGGTGTTCTATGAGCAATGTTTGGAATGCCGGCATTCCCGACTACCTCAACGACCTCAACGCCATGCACGAGGTGGAGAAGGTGTTGTTTGACCGGAACGATTGGTCTGCATGCATCTACGACAAACATCTCCATGAGGCGACATCAGCGTGGAAATGGAACGCCACCGCATCGCAACGCGCAGAGGCTTTCCTCCGCACGATTGGAAAATGGAAGGAAACCAAATGAGCGACACACCGAGGACGGATGCGGCGTATTTCAAGCCTCACGCTACGATGTACGATTTAGCTAGCGAGATGAAACGCATCGAACGCGAACTCAACGCCGCTCAACAGCGCATCAAGCGGCTGGAGGAGGATCTAAACGAACTCCGATCAGATGAAGCTCGATTGCTAAATTCAAATGGAGAACTTGAAAGACGCATCAAGCGATTGGAAGAAGCGGGGGATGTGATGGAAAAGTATATCTTCGATCAAACCAACACTCGATTTATTATATGCGCTATTCAATGGCACAAAGCCAAGGAGGCTAAGCCGTGAGTCTCGAAGAACAACTACGAAATGATGCTCAGTCACTTCGAGAAGTGGGGTGGTTCAACCGCGCAATAATGATGGATGCAGCAGCTAACGAGATTCAGAAACTGAACGAGCGCATCAATCGATTGGCTCAGGCCGGTGACTGCTTATTGAGTCATCGCAATAGCACCGATTATCACGAAAAAGTTAGAGAGTGGGACAAAGCGAAGAAGGACAAATTATGACAGACCTAGAACAGTTTGTATCGATAGCTGAGTTGAATGAAGAACTCATTTCTGAAATTGAGCGGGAGAACGAGCGGCTAAAGGAACAGAACAAACGACAGAACGAAGTGATTATTTCGCTGCGTGAAATGTATGCGAAGGAGGCCAAGCCGTGAGTGACAAATATTTCCCGTGGCCAATTCTGATCCTCCCTTTCGGTTTGGGGTTTGTTGTTGGTATGTTGCTCGGAACGATATCAACCAACAGCTCATGGAAAACATCAGCGGTGAAGACGGGCCATGCTCAATGGGTTGCGAACGAACGCGGAGAAGCGGAGTTCAAATGGAAGGAGTGCAAATGAGCGATACACCTAGAACAGACGAACAGATCAACGGCAAACCATGCACTCGATTTGAAATACTAGCTGGCGATTCACTGCGTAATGCCGCAGTTCCATCGGAGTTCGCTCGCACACTTGAACGCGAACTCAACGCGGCCAACGAGCGCATTAAAAACCTTCAGGCTGCGCTTTGTACCGTCGAAAAAATCGACAAGGTGAACGCCTATCAGGATCTTGAGAGTGCCAACGAGCGCATTAAGCGGCTGGAGGAGGCGGGGAATTCGATGGTACATTCATGTTTTGATCGTCTGGCAAAATTAAATTGGCAACAAGCCAAGGAGGCCAAGCCGTGAGCAAGCAATACAAATATCCATTAACACCATGTTGGTTCGCGTTGGGTGGTTTTTTAACAACACCAGTCATTGCCATGATCCTAATTTTAGGAGCTGTGATTTTGTTTACAGCTTGGCCGTTTATACCGGTGATTTTTTATGTGAAAAGGAAAAGTGAATTACAACAGATAAAGGAGGCCAAGCTGTGAAGCAATACTACTACAGAACCAATAACTGCAAAGCACTCCAGGCGACAGACGCGGAATGCATTTGCTGGCATGACGAAGGTACTGGTCCTTTCCCAAACCATCGAATAGGCGTTCATACCTGCTGGCGGGTTAAGCCTCAAGCCAACAAAGCTGTGAGCGATACACCGAAAACGGATGCGGCCTATGTTGCATCTACTGGAGTAGGGATTTACGAGCTTTTCAAAGAGTCTCAAGACATTGAACGCGAACTCAACGCCGCTCAACAGCGCATCAAGCGGCTGGAGGAGGCGGGGGATAGATTGATGGAGAACCACCACAATCTTTACCGAATTATGGAGTGGCTCAAAGCCAAGGAGGCCAAGCCGTGACACTTGAAGAGCGCATCCTAGTTTTTCCCAGTCAGGTTGGCTGGTTTGGCGCACAGGAACTCCGCGCAATCGCTCTCGATGTTCGTAAATTGGAGGATAGGGTGAAACAACTGGAGCAGGAGAACGACGCCATGCGAGCGGATCTGCTGTTGTGGAATGAGAAGGAGGTGAAGTTGTGAGCAGGATTAAAATACCTCAGTTCATTGATGAACCGTGGCGTGACATTGGTTTAGATGCGCAGAAACGAGGGCTTGAGATTATCAAACGAAATGAACTTGAAAATCCAGAAGCCTATTTGGTTATGATCATTGGATTGTGTGACATTATCAATGACATGAAATCTAAGCAAAAAAAGCCATGACATCATCCAACGACATTCAGCGTATAATAAAAGAGGGCACTGGCCTGCGGGTGTTATCTAAACAAGAGATTGGGCAAACACAACGTGCGATAAAAGCAAAGAAGGTTGAGTTCACCAGCTTTTGGAATCGCAAGCGTGGAAAGGCAACAAAATGAACGACAAGCAGACAATCAATACGATGATGGAATACGGCGGGTCATTCGTTCGCAAACTGGGTGCCGCGGCACTAGTGGCCGACTCGGAGAACCTAGCGAAGATCAAGGCGACATGGCCCGACTACTGGGCGCAGTACCAGCGCATGGCGCGGCAACTTTCCGAGGTCGAAAAGCAGGCCTCGATTCAACACAACAACAACAACATAAAGTAAGACGTATGATCATCAGTGCAACAGGCGGCAAGAAGGACTTCGCGCCGTGCCCCGAGTTCTCGGGCCGGGCGGTGTGCGTGGACGTGACTCCGCTCAAGGAGTACGAGACCGAGTATGGCGTGAAGCAGAAATTCAAACTCGCCTTCGAGATCGAACTGCAGGACGACAGCAGGGACCCGGTGCAGCCCTGGGTGGTGTTCACCAAGCCCATGGTGCCCAGCCTGCATGAGAAGGCGGCGCTGACCAAGTTCCTCAAGGACTGGTTCGGACGGAAGCTGACCGACCAGGAGAACAAGAGCTTGGACCTAGAGAGCCTCATCGGGCGGCCGGCCAGCTTAGTCATCGGGCATGAGCAGAGTGCGGACGGGAGCAAAACCTATGCCAACATCAAGCTGATCATGGCGCACAAGGCAGGCGAGGCATTGGCACCCAGCGGGCTGTGGGTGCGGCTGCAGGACCGGCCTGCGAAGGATGGAGCCGAGGGCAAGGCAGCGCCGGCAACGGGCGACTCGAGCTTCCGCAAGACCTCGGGCGGTGGACAGCCTCCGGCGGACGATGCGTCCAAGGTCAAGGTCCACGTCGGGAAGCACAAGGGCATCGAGCTCCGGGAGCTGACCGAGG